GGGGGGGGTTAACTTCAAAATTAATTTTCAAGGAAATATTTTAGCAGTTAAATATGGAACTGAATTAGAATTCTATGTTGGAAGTACTACCCCTTCATATAAAGTTAAACAATGGGTTGGGGCATTAACTACAAATACTCTTATACTCCCTTCATGATATGTTAATGATCCTAATGGTTGAGGCTTTATTTTACATATTGTAAGTAGTGAACTTGCATTAGATATGCCTAGAAAATATTATTTTAAAGTATATGTAGATGGAACATATATAGGAGACGCTACTGCAGATAGTATTAATGGCGGGTTGTCTTTTGTAGGAATACATTCAGGTTCATGTAAAACAATTGAACTTATATGAACTATACTTCCTACAAATATTATATCACTTAGATATGACAAATATACTCCAGGAACTTGAACAATGAGTACTAGTGTGTTAGCTAAATACCCATTAGCTTCCGATTTAAGCTTAAGTGTAAGATATAGTGAAGGAGAAGGTACCAGTCCTATAGCTACATGGTCTATGTCAAAAGGTTCCACGAGTTTACAGAACAAAACCATTGCATTATTTGGAAAATCTCCAAAATGTTTAATAATTAATCCATTACCAGCATATGATAGTACATATGTTTATGCTCATAATCCGTATTCAAACTATGTATGTTTTAATATAGATGATTGTCCAATGTATAGGGATGATCTTGGACATGAAACATGAATGGATGTTGCAACAGCATTATGGGGAGGTGTAAGCACAAAGAATGGATGGCCTGATATAACTATGACTACAGAAAATGATGAGATGGCCCCACTTAAATATCTATCAGATGATGCAAAAACTTTACTGTTTATGTGGGATCCAGAAAGTATGATTTCGATTAAGCAAATAAAAACTTTAATGTGGGAAGATACAAAATATCCTGGAGGTACCCAATATATTTATTACTACCCAGATTATCCTGGAACAGAATTAGGAGAAGAAATTGTAAATAAAGGAATCTTCTTATCCTTAGATCTAAATAAAGCAACTATGGAACCTGCTAAATGAAGAGGACCAATAGATTAAACAAAAAAGGAACCCAATTGGGTTCCTTTTGTTTTAAGTTCTCATTTCTACACTAAATACTTCGAAATTAATCTCTACGTTGTTGCAATAAATGTAGCACCAACAGAATATACTGTAGTATCATTAAGAGTAGCTATATCTTGTGCAAATAGTTTAGTATTATTTCCAAGATCTTCTGATTCTGTAAATATCATAAAGAATCCTTCATTTGAATAATTTATAAGGTTCTGTATACATGTGTAAGAACTTGCATCACTAATTACAAAATGACATGTAGAAGAACCTGCTCTTATCATTAGGTCAGACTCACCTATTCATTGATCCCAATCTGCAGGCATTATAACACATTCTTCTGAATATTTATTTCCCTGCATAAAAGTAAGTGATGCAAATGCTGCTAAAGAAGAATTCTTTGGATTTCCACTAAGGCCATTAAATAAATCTACAGGAGTATCTAATTCTTGTATAACAGAGTCTCCTGTAAAAAGAAAATTTCTAAATTCAGAATCAGGAAATTCTATATATTAAAAGCAATCGGATATCCAAAAATGCCTCAACTTCTTTGAATCTCTTCTATAACATTAACATTATAAGGTGCTGCAACTGCAGTTAATGTATTATAATTTCCTGAAGAATCTAAATCTGTAGGTTTTGCTAATTGTAATATGGCATGGAACTCATCATTACCCTCATGATACGTGCAGGTAGCTACTAACACTATACTTTCAGGAAATGGTGCTAATTTAATCTTGTTTATATTTTGTGATATAAATGTTTTCATTTTCTTTTATTTTTGTTTCTTGTTCAAATTCAAGAATTTTACTATAAAACTCAAAAAAGAATTCTTCGAGTGTTATCTTGGAATTCCTTTTTGCATTTTCTAATAAATCATTCATAGTTATTACCGTTTAGGAACTCCTCCAAACTTATCAGCTTGATTTTCTGGCCAAACTGAATAATAACTTTTAGCTCTAAGTTTAGCACTAATTCTTCTAAGACCTACTCAGCAAATACTGCATAAACCAGGGCCAGGTAAATAAAGCCATCCTCATCTAATACTCTGTCTTGTGTGGCCTCATTCATGATCTTTAATGCTGTTTCTATTATATTTTCTAGCAGATTCTCCCATTAGGATATATAATCCTAATGAAATACCTCCAGGAAAGTCACCAGCATAAATTGGAATTCCTTTATATGTTTCTTTATACTCTACATTATAGAGTTTGGTTAAGATGAGACCTAGGAGACACTGAGGGAACTCCCAGATCCATCTTAATAGTTTAATATATCATTTCATATGTTATGCTTTAAAAAAGTATAGTTTTTTCCCATGTGTATTTGGAGAAATATCAATGTGTAATCAAGAGATTTCACCTTTATTGTCTCATTTTTCTACTCGTATAGGATACCTAAGTTTATCTTGATTATTTTCGAGGATTTCTCGCATCTCTTTAGCAGTTAATTTAGTTGATATTAAATCAAACGCTTGACCTTTATAATGATAGCCTGTAGGAGTACCAACTCCACATCCAGGTTCTCTATAACCACTATAATTTCTAGATCCTCCTGCGTATCAATTGTTACATATAAGAGGAACATTTAGAATTTCTCTAACATTCTCTAAAGCTTCAAGAGCTTTTGGATCTAGAAATTTTATAGCATCATCACCATATTGATTGTATATTTTAGATGATACTAATTCTTTTACTTGAAAATATTTATTTGCTTGCATATTAATTAGTACATGGATTATATAAGCATGCTCATGCATGTCCTATAAAAATCTTATTTCTAATATAATTATCTTCAATTTTATCTAACATTGTATAAAGCTCTGAAATTTTATATAATCAATGCTCTCCTTTATTTGAAGATTTTATAATTAAAGGAGTAAAGTTAAGTTCTTTAGATATAGAGGCCACTATTTTGTTTGCATTCTCAGAATATTCATCAGCATCATATAAACCATAAAAATCTTCATTTATAATAATATCTTTTAGCTGAGGTTTAATTCCAAAAACTTTAAACCGCTCTCACTCTATCTGAGATAAAAATCCAGAGGACAATCTTTTTGAAACAGTATCAATATATACTCTAGCGTAGTATTCTTCTGCAACTTTGATTATATCTGGCATAGTTTCTTTTAATGATTCAAATGAACCAAAAAATAAATCTTTACAGATTC